ATCGAAAAATAGTTTTTTATAATCACTTTTTTTATATTTTAAACTTAAGCTTATTTAATTAAAGGTAAAAATAATGGTTCAAAACGTATCATCAAATGAAGTTATCGGTATAATTTTAGACCTATTTTCTAAAGGTTTTGTTTTTCTATTACCTATCATTGGAGTATTGGCAGGAATTCATTTAATATATTCAATGATAATGAACGTGCTATTTCGAGATAGACTATAGGAGAAAATATGCAAGATATATATTATTACACCCCTTTGCATAATAAATTCGTAAAATTCGATGATATAACTTGGCTCATTATTATTGTGCTTACGATTCTAGCATTATATATTATTAAAAATATGAAAGTTCGCCCTAAAAGGTAGAGTATGAACAAATGGAAAATTTACTTTTTATTATTTGGCTTTGCATTATGCTGTGGTTTATTTGGGATTCTAAGCAAAAACGCATTCGCCGTTGAAAGCTATAAAATATCACCCGCGCAAGATAGAGATTTCAAGAGACAATACTATCAGCGAGTATATATACCACAAGAAACACCTATAAATTTACATTATTATTTTTATGCGCCCGATAAATATTCAGAAAAAATAAAACTTATTTCTTTTATCTGTGAAGATCCTTATAATAATTATGTAGCTATTGATGGTTGCGGTTTGTATATGGTACAAGAAGCTGGAAGTTTTAAAATTAAATTGAAAGCATCAGGCTATACGCAAACCGATTATAGTCGCGAAACGCAAGAGTCGGACTCACCATATGTCAATAAAGTATATGATTTTAGTAAACCCTTTGAAATCGCAAGTTATACAGATCAAAATTTTAAAAACGGCTTAACTCTTTTAGGTGGTACAGCTTTAAAAGAAAACAGCTGGAATTTAAACGAGGGCGGTTTTTTGGTTGAACCGATTGGCGGAAAAACCGATAATTCGGGAAATAACAATAACAGTGGCGGTGGATTTGGTGATTTTTTCTCTGGCATTCGTGATTTTCTTAGAGATTTCTTTCAACCCATGATTGATTCGATCACGCGAACTCAAAAAGTCGTTTTGGGTATAACAGACAATATTATAAAAGGAATCAGCGACTTTTTCGCGCCTATGATCCAATCTATTGGAAATATGCTTAAAGCTATCATTGATTTACCAAAACTTATTCTAGATGGTATAAAGTCAATATTTGATGGTTTAATTAACGCTATTACTACTTTATTTGTCCCCGCTGATGGTCAGATAGACACTGAAATGTCTAATCTAAAATCTATGTTTAATTTCGACAAGATAACCTCCATCTTAAATGCTACATTTTTACCACTTGAAAAATCAGGTTTTCGTTATGATTTAAATTGTAATAATCAATATTGGGACAGTGCTAGTGATTATTTAAATGAGAACATCTATGATAAGGGAACAAATACCATCATGGAAAAGATGCACGGTAAAGCGTGGCGCATGGGCTTATCTATTTGTAAAGTGCCACCTATTTATATAACAATAGCGCGCACGTTGTTGATATTCGCGTTTGTTTGGTGGTCGGCTTACAGATTATTTGAATTCGTCCCAATTCTTATGGGTTCAGCGTTCATATGGGACAGATGGAAGAAGAAAGAAGAGTAAAACATGATTATAATTTTGTTAATGAAACTATTAGAAGTTGTACTATTTCCGTTATCGGCGTTGGTTAAAACTGTCGATACGGCTATAGCTCCCCTTATAAGCGCTTTGCCATCATTGCGCCCCGTTGTAGCGTTTATTCAATGGCCTTTGGAAATGCTAGCTTATCTGTTAGGTTCGAGAGAATTGATGATTTTTATGTTTACGTTTACAGCTATATTGTTGCCTGTTGAATTAGCCATTTCGTTTATATGGTGGGTTATTTACAAAATACCAGCATTCAGTATTAAAGATAAGTAAAGGTTTAAAATGTCATATTTATCATTTATTAGAAAAGAAACAAAACCGCATATCGACTCAATAAAACAAAATTACATAGATTCAAAAGATAAAGAATTGTTTAGAGCTTCAGGCTTAACCGTATATTGTGGGTGGCAAGGTTCAGGTAAAACGCTTTCAGCCGTTAAGCACGTTTATAATCTTATGGTTCGCTACCCTAAATCAATTTTAGTCACGAATTTAGAGTTTAACAGTGATTTACCTAATAAAATTATAACTTTTAAAAATCACGATGATTTGCACCGTTTATTAGTTGAAGTCAATAATGATAAATACGGCGTTATCTACTTAATAGATGAAATACATACGTATTTTAACGCTTTGGAATCTAAAGATATACCACCTTATATTTTTACCGAAATTTCACAACAACGCAAGCAACGTAAAGCTATTATTGGTACATCTCAGTTATTTTTACGTATGGCAAAACCGTTTAGAGAGCAAGCAAATTATTTAGTTATGTGTTCCACTTACGGCAATATATTCACCGTAAATAAAGTTTACGATGCGCACAAACTAACAACGGATTACAGCGGTGCTTTAATTGGTCATTCAGTAAAAACTGGTTTTTTCTTCCATTCTGAAAAATTACGTAATATGTACGATACCTTGCAAAAAGTTGTATCAGGAAAAGCAGAATTTGAAGATTTTCAGACAATCAATGTAGAACAGAAAAAACGAAAAGGTTTTCGCGTCACCGCGAGTCGATGACGCGGACGCGAAAGCCTCGAAACAACCATTATTTAAAGGAGAAATTATGTTATATGAACTAAAAATCACACGTAAATTTCAATATACGTTATATCACAACCGCATCCCACTTGCTCATTACAAGACTAAAAAAGATGCAAAAACCGCATTATTAATCATTAGACAACGCTTTGAACTTCTCGATAAACTACAAAAAGCTATGAAAATACAAACAAATTCATATTGTGGAGATACTCACCTATCTGTCTATCAATACTGTCCTGATTTCGAAATTAAACATTATTTCAAAATCGAACGTGAACAAATTGCTTAATTGTGGCGGGGCGTTGCCCCTTGGGGCAACCCTTGTCAAGAGCCACACTTAACACACAAAACACTAATTTAAGGAGAAAGTATGCAAGCACTAAAATTCCAAACTTCAAGACTTTTAAAGTCTATGTTTGAAAATAATAAAGATATTAAGTTTAAAGAGATTTCGAGCTATGCTAAAATCTACCCCGATACAATAAAAATTATCAAATATCACCGCCCTATTGTGTTTACGAACTTTTCAGACCGTGGTGTTTCCGCTATTCTCACGAACGAAGAAAACGCCGAAGAGCAAGACTATTTACAAAAATCAATCAACCGAACCAAAACCAAAATTAGCGACTATGTACTATGTAATAATTTTACTCATTTTGCTACTTTCACATTTGATCCCAAAAATCCAAAAGTTAAAAACGAAAATAACCGCCACGATTTTAAAAAAATGTCTTCCCTGCTTAAAAATTGGCTAAAAACCGAACAATTAAACCATTTTAGACATCACGGCTACAAATTTAAGTATTTAATAGTTCCTGAAAGACACAAAAACGGCGCTTGGCACTTCCACGCCCTATTAGAAAATTACAAAAATGAAACAGAAAATTTTTACACACGAAAAAATAATTATATAACAGTATCTGAACTTAAAAGCAAAAAGAAAGATAAAAACCGTAAATTCATCACAAGATATAAGCTTGGGCGTTCCGAAATAGCACCTATTAAAGACAAAACAAAGATGTCAAGCTATATTAAAAAATACATTACAAAAGAGCTTATTGAAGACAAAAACGCTAAACGCTACTGGTCAAGTCGAAACCTAAAACAACCTGAAATAATAGAAAATTTCATAACTGAATTTCAAAAAATACCTGAACAATTCCTAACTGCAAAACACGACTACCACGATATATACACAATTCCTTTAGACTCTTCATATTTCAGCTTTTCAAAATATGTAAACAAACTTGAAAATCACTTTAAACGTGAAAAATTACATATAAAAATTTAAAAGTTATCATCTTGATTTATCAAGTGATAACTCCCTATTTCAACTTGTTGAAATAGGTTTATTCCTGTATAATTTAAAATATGGATATTTTATTATACTTTCTTGCAATCCCTGTAATTCTTGTAATTATAATTAAAGCTATTGTTTCAGATTCTGGAAATCAAAAAACTTCAACAGTATATAGATATAATCGAAAATACGTTATAATGACAGAACGTGAACAAGAATTTTATAAAAAATTAAAATTAGTTTGTGGTGATTCTATTTTAATTTTTCCACAAATTCACCTATCAAGTTTGTTTTTTCATAATGTAAAAGGTCAAAATTTTAAACTAGCATTTAGATTTATTAACAGACTTTCGGTAGATTTTGTTTTGGTAGATTCACGAAATTTTAAAACCCTATTAGCGATTGAACTTGATGACTCCACACATAACGAAAAAGACAGAATCAAGCGTGATTTAATTGTGAACGATATTTTTAAAAAAGCGCACTTCCCTCTTTTGCGTGTTGATTCGATTAAAATTGATAATGAAAAATTAAAGCAAATGATATTAGAAAATATAAAAAATATTGTAA